CAACTTGACTATGTAGTTGCTAAGTTAAAAAATTGCAAAGATACTAGACACGCAGCGATTAGTATATACGACTGTAAAGAGCACAAGACATACGCTAAAGATACACCTTGTACTTATGCAGTTCAGTTTACAATTGTAAATAATAGACTTAATATGGCTGCTCTTATGCGTTCTAACGATCTCTGGTATGGTTTTTGTAACGATCAATATTGTTTTAGTAAGTTACAAGAATTAGTTGCAGAGAGATTAAATATTGAAGTTGGTGAATATTATCATTATGCACACAACTTACACCTGTATAATAATAAATTATAATTATGTATTATATTTATCATATACCAGGTAAAAAAATAGGTGTTACACGTGATCTTAATACGAGAGTTACGGTAACACAGGGTTATAGTCCAGACGAATATGAAGTTCTTGATCAGTCCGACGATATAAGTTATATATCAAAGAAGGAGATAGAACTTCAAAAGTCTTATGGCTATAGAGTTGATAGAAAATTATATAAAAATTTATTTAATAAAATGAAGATAAACGTAACAGAACAAACCACAACGTTTCCTTGTCCAGTTAATAAGTTAAAAGGGCAACTGTTAGATAATCTTGGTATGCAGTGGGAAACCGAACACGGTACATTAGACATTACCAAGAAGACAGTTCAATGGATAATGAAAAACGTTAAAACCTCTATGTATAATAATAATAGATGTTATGTATATAATAAAGCTTTTGCTAGATTATATGACAATAATAATCTATTTGCAGACGAAGTCTTAACATCAGAAAGTAATTTTGATAAGATTAGAGCTTGGGCTGAAGAAAGAGGTTTATATAACAAGGGTGATGCAAATACTCAATATGTAAAACTTCAAGAAGAAGCTGGTGAACTAGCTAAAGCATTGCTTAAAAATGATAAACCTGAAATAATAGACGCTATTGGTGACATGGTCGTTGTGTTGACAAATTTGTCACACATGCAAGGTGTTACAATTGAAGATTGTATTGACAGTGCTTATAAAGTTATCAGCAAAAGAACAGGTAAAATGATTAACGGAACATTTGTAAAAGATGAATAATTATACAGTAAAGACTAACGATGAAATCGTACAAAGAGTTATCGAAAAGATAGACCAACGTAGTCTGATTGGTCAGAAAAAGTACGGAGCAACAATGATGGGTGAGATTAAAGATGAAGTTAAAGACCTTGACAGATTTTTAGTTGATGTGCAAGAAGAAATAATGGACGCGTTGCTATACATACAAGCCGCAAGAGTTTGCTTACGAGATGAAGTTGAAGAGGCAATGTTGAACAGAATGAACGTAATAGGGCAAAATGGTAACGACGGCTTACATTATGAAGAAGAAGAAATATAAAAGAAAACGTGGACCTGTACAAGCAAAGAGAGTAACGTATGACGGTATTAACTTTGCTTCAGGTCTTGAACGTTATATGTATATGGCTTTAAAAAAAGCTAAAATAAAAGCTAAATACGAAGGAAAAACATATGAAATAGTTTCAGGTTTTAATTTCACAAACTCTTGTTACGCAAGAACAGCTAATGGTAAAGGTGAATATAAAGAAAGAGGTAATAAAAAGATACTACCTATTAAATACACTCCTGATTTTATTGGTAAGAACTTTATAATTGAATGTAAAGGTAGAGCTAATGAATCATTTCCATTACGTTGGAAGTTATTTAAAAAATATCTTATAGATAAAAAAATTAAAACTAATTTATATAAACCACAAAATCAAAAACAATGCGACGAAACAGTAAAGTTAATCCTAAGCTTGCCAAAGTAATAGCTAGAAAAAAATATGCTGAACGACAAATTGACAAATGGGTTAAGTGGTCTTGGCAACAAAGAGGAAAAGTAAAATATAAAGAACTTGTGAAATATCAAGATCAATACAATATAAAAGTTTATGGATAAAGAAAAATGGAACTGGTCTTTGTCAATAGGTTTTTATCCGGGTATATTATTCGGATCAAGAGCTTATGAAGAACAAGACAGATTAACTTACGTGTTTTATATCCCATTTGTAGATATAGCACTAGAAATACCTTATAAAAATGAGTCTATTTAAAGAAAGAATACCTTACAAACCGTTTGAATACCCTATATACTACACAGAAGGTTGGTTAAAGCAAGCTCAAGCGTTTTGGTTACATACAGAAATACCTATGTCAGGTGATGTAAAAGACTGGAACGAAAAGCTTACGTTTGCTGAGAAAAACTTAGTTGGTAATATATTATTAGGTTTTGCTCAAACTGAATGTGCTGTATCTGACTATTGGACACAAAAAGTCGTATCATGGTTTCCAAAACACGAAGTGCAACAGATGGCTATGATGTTCGGCTCACAAGAAACAATACACGCTGTTGCATATAGTTATTTAAATGAAACACTTGGACTTGAAGACTTTGAAGCGTTTCTTCATGAACCGGCGACGTCGGAAAGATTTGATAATCTGGTCTCTTATAACGGTACTGATCCTGTGGGGATTGGTAGAAGCTTGGCCGTGTTTTCTGCTTTCGCAGAAGGTGTTAGTCTCTATTCAGCTTTTGCTGTTTTATATTCTTTTCAGTTACGGAACCTTCTCAAAGGAATCGGACAACAAATGAAATGGAGTGTAAGAGACGAATCACTACATAGCCGCATGGGTTGTCAATTATATAGACACATGTGCGAAGAGTTACCTGAATTAAAAGAACAATGTAAAGAAGATATTTATTCTGCAGCTAAAATAATGATAGAGTTAGAAGAAAAATATATTGATAAGATGTTTGAAATGGGTGATATTGAAAACCTAAAGTCATATGATTTAAAACAGTTTATCAGAAAAAGAACAAATGAGAAGCTACAAGAACTTGGTTATACAGATAAAAGAAGATTTTTTAACTATGACGAAGACGCAGCAGCGAATCTTGATTGGTTCTATCATCTTACTGGGGGTCACACTCACACTGACTTTTTTGCGATTAGGCCAACTGACTATAGTAAAGCAAATGAAGGAGAAGATTTTGAAGACATATGGTAGCAAAAAGAAAATTACTTAGATTATTAGCTTATACAAATAAACTAACTAGCTATCAAAAATTTGCATCCCGTGTTGGTTATGCGGGTGCAGCTTTTTTGATGGCAGGGCAATGGACTCTTGAACCTATATTATTTATAATTGGTTTTATATGTGTTATAGTTCAAGTATCATCAAGAAAACAATGGAATTTAGTTGCTTTAAATCTTAATGGTTTGGCAGCTTGGATAAATCACTTTTTAAAATGAAAGAAAGTAAATTAATGGATATGCAGCGTAAAGTAGAAATACTTGGATCTGCATTAAAAAAAGCTTTGGTAAAACTAGATGCTCTAGAAACATTTACACAAGGCATGCTAACATCTTTTCAAATACACATTGGTAAAGATGAGTGGGATAAAATAGTTGAACAATTAAAAGATATAAACAAAAGAGAAGATGTGGAACAACCAGTGGAAAAAGGGAGTTGATTATCCTGAGTGGGGTAATAACGAAGTTTATAAAAAAACAATAGGAGGAGGATATTTATATAATGGTGAAACACCTAAACAAGCTTACGAAAGAGTTGCTAAGACAGTTGCGAGACGTTTACATAAGCCTGAAATGGCTAGCGTCTTTTTTGAGTACATATGGAACGGATGGTTATGTCTCGCTAGCCCGGTATTATCTAACACGGGTACCGATCGTGGTCTGCCTATTAGTTGCTTTGGTATTGACGTTGCTGATAGCATTGTTGATATAGGACAGAAAAATTTAGAGATGATGCTACTCGCTAAGCACGGCGGTGGAGTTGGTATCGGTATAAATCAAATTAGACCCGCTGGCGCCACTAATCAAGGATCTGTCAGACGAGGAGCTGCATCAGTTAACATTAACATTGACCACTCCGATTTTGAAGAGTGGCTCGAGATTAGAGAACCTAAAGGAGATGTTAACAGACAGTCGCTTAACTTACATCAATGCGCTGTCGTCGGCGATAAATTCATGCGAAGACTTGAAGCTGGCGATACAGAAGCTAGAAAGAAGTGGGGAAAGCTATTACAAAAACGTAAAGCGACTGGAGAACCTTATATACTTTTTAAAGGTAACACTAACAAACAAAATCCAGCGGCTTACAAAGACAACGCTTTAAAAGTACATATGACCAACATCTGTAGTGAAATAACTTTACACACAGATGAAAATCATTCATTTGTTTGTTGTCTATCTAGCTTAAACCTAGCTAAGTATGAAGAGTGGAAAAATACAAATATTATTTATGACTCGATATGGTTTTTAGATGGTGTGCTTGAAGAGTTTATACAAAGAGCTAAATACAGAAAAGGTTTTGAAAACTCTGTACGTTTTGCTGAAAAAGGCAGAGCATTAGGTTTAGGTGTACTCGGTTGGCATACATATTTACAAGAAAAAGGTTTACCATTTGAAGGTTTATTATCACAATATGAAACAAGAAGAATATTTAGTCAAATCAAAATCGAAAGTGAACGTGCTAGTATGGCTCTTGCTGAGGAGTTTGGAGAGCCTTTATGGTGTGTTGGTACTGGTTTTCGCAATACTCACTTGCGTGCTATTGCTCCCACTGTTAGTAATAGCAAGCTTTCGGGAAATGTTTCACCAGGAATAGAACCTTGGGCTGCTAATGTATTTACAGAACAGTCAGCTAAAGGTACGTTTATACGTAAAAATCCTACACTTGTAAAAGTATTAGACAAATTAAAATTAAATACAAAAGAAACATGGGACAAAATCTTAGCAGATGGTGGTTCGGTACAAGACATAGAAGGTTTAGACGAAGATACCAAAGAAGTTTTTAAAACATTTAAGGAAATAAATCAACTAGAGTTAGTTAGACAAGCAGGAGTAAGACAACAATATATAGATCAATCAGTTAGTTTAAATCTAGCTTTTCCAGCAGAAGCATCACCAAAATGGATTAACCAAGTTCATCTAGATGCATGGAAAAAAGGTATTAAAACTTTATATTATATGAGAACTGAATCTGTATTACGTGGAGATATAGCTGCTAAAGCTATGGAAGATTGTGTTGCTTGCGACGGATAATAAATAAAGGGGCTAACGCCCCTTTTTTTTATATTGTTTTATATTTTGTTTTACCCATATCATCTTTATAGGCTTTTAAACATCTGTTTCTATTATTTTCTTCAGAAACATATGATACATGTACCCAGTTAGGTTGTGTATCAGTACCAAACTCCCATATCATTTGATCAAAATCTAAATTTTCTTTTATCCAATGATACATTTCTGAGTTTGTTTTACACCCATAAACATCATCAATATCGATTGCTTGACCCTTACAATGTTGAGAGGTCTTTGATCCACCGATAGCTGTGTTGAGTTCTGGTGATCTAAAAAATGAATTAACTTTAATTGGTCCACCAACCCACTCACGTAGTGGTTCAAACACTTTATCAGCTAATAACTTCATAGCTTCTATTTGTGTTGGATTAGGTGTATTGTCTATACCTTTACGCTTAGCAGTTTGTGAATGTATTGCTTCAGCATAAGTTATGTGATCACTTATTTTCATATTATTCTATTTCGCTAAATACAGCGTATACTCTAATATTACGATTTCTACCCTTACGTATTATAGCTATTAAATCCTTTCTCTCTTTTACTTCTTCTTCTTTTAAAGGATAATATTTAGGATTTGTACTATTTAATTTTCTTTTTTTCATTTTAAAATTGGCTAGCAGTGTTTACCTCATTAACTGCTTCTTGTATTTCATTTAAACTCGCCGGTAACATTAAATCTAGTCCTGCTTTAAAAACGGTTTCTTTAATACCGTCTTTAAATATAATTAATGTTGGCGCCATACGCACTTTATATTTCTTTTTAGCTGTTGGACACATAGCTATATCTGCTCTATAATATACAACGTTTTCCAACTTACTCCAATCATCAAACTTATTAGCATCGTTAAATGATGCGTAAAACTCTACAATTACAGGCTTTGTTTGATCATCACCAAAAGCTTGTTTTTCATTTATTTTACTATCAAAATTATCATCTGTAATAAACTCTTGTCCAAATGAATTAAAAGTGATTAATAGTAAAATTATATTTAAGTATTTCATACTATCTTTGTTTACTTTGTATATCGTATAACCTTTGATCTATTTTATCAATAGTTTCTTTTATTTCTTCTACATCGTCTTGAGTGTCCATAATTGTTTGACGAATTAATTCATCTTTTAAATCATATTCAACTCTATCAATTACAGGCGCTGGCAACTCTTTAGCAAGAGCTATATCGGCTTGTAAAGCAAAATAAAGCGTAGCTATTGAAACTGCCCCACCAATTATTAATCCTATTGTTTTTAAATCTAAAGTTACTTTAGTATCTTCACCTAATTGTTTTGCCATTTTATCTAAGTGTTATGTTTAATCCTACAGATCCATTATATATTCTACTATCCCAGAACTTAGTGTATTCACCTTCAAAGAATACTCCTATTGATCTGTTTAACTTCCATCCAAAATTTATACCAGCTTGAAAATCTTCCCATTGTTCAAGATCTGAATCTTCTTTTAGTCCACCTAATCCCCAATTATTACGATTTAAATAACTAAAATCTTCATCTCCTTTTACATATTTATGATACGGTAATAAATAAGAGCCATATGCATGAAGCCAGAAATTTGATTTAAAATGATAAAAGTCAAAACCGACTACAGGTGATACTACTCCAAACGCATCGATAGTATCCCATACTTCATGATTGTAACGATTCATCAACTCAGCAAACACTGTGTCACGAAACTGTAAATCTGTATAAGCTACAGTTTCTCCTTGCTCATCAACCCAATACCAATCAGATGTTTCGTTTCCATCTTGATCTTCTTGAGTATAATATATATCATCATACCCGTAGTAAAAACCAAGTGTATACCATGGGTTTACAGCCCAACCATTTTCATCTGTTTCATTTAGCCATATTTCTACAGGATTATAACCATAAGGTCTTTCATGGGTACGATACATTGCACCTGCTGATAAGCTAAACTTTTTACCAATAGGTAATTTAGCTCTAACTTCTGCGGATTTATATTTAAAATCAACTTTACCTTGAGCTCTGCTTTCTAACTTAACCATATGGTATTTACCACTATGTTTTAAGAAATATCTGTGATTTTTAAATATCTCATCTCTGGATCTTTCTTTTTCTGTATGAAATACATATTCTAAACCTAAAACGGATGAGTTAGGAGCTGTCATAGCTACGTTAGACTCAGTGCCATCATAATAATCTTTAGCTTTTCTTTCATAATCAAACCTTGCGATCTTTCTAATACCAAAACCATAACGATAATCGTAGTCATAGTAATCAGTACCATCAACAACAACTGGTGGCGCGTATAAGTTGCCATCAGGATTTGTTCTTACAAAATAATCTTTAGGTTCTTCTTTTGGATTATCAATATTACCAGCTACATAAAATGTACCATATTTAAATAACTCGTTATAAATAGATTTAAAAAATTTACCTTTTTCTTTTTCTTGTGAATTAACAGAAGCTACAGTAGCTACCGCAAATAATACAAATAGTATTTTTTTCATTTTTCATTTTTTTTGTTTTTTCTTTTTTTCTTTCTTGCTTCTTTACCAAAATTTATTAAATTAAGTTTTATTGTAAAGCTAAAAGCTGCACCGCCAAGTACAGTAGCAGCTATATCATGTTGGTCAAATTTATTTTTAGGTTGAAAAGAGTCATACACTTCTTTACCTATACCAGCAACTAGAGATGTTAATATCCCAGCTGCTAAAGCTTGTTTTTTATCTTCGGTTTTGCTATACACATATTCATATCCGATAGCACTAGCTATTGTGCCTGCTGCAAAATGCAGTTTTTTATCATCTTGTATTTGTGCGTTAGTAATACTCAACGTAAAAAATAGTACTATCGCTAATTTACTCATTTATTAAAAAGTTATTGTTGTTCCAAATTTTTTCTTACCTTTAGTTTTTTGTTTTTCTTCTATACCTAACTCCCAAGCTTGCCAGCCACCTAATAAAGCAAAACGCTCCCAAAACTCTAAATCTTGAGAAACAGCTGTATTTACATTATTAGCTTTTCTAACTAATCTATCAATAGGTACGTTTGTAGCAGCTGATATAACATTAGCACCAGCCATCAACGCAGGGTTGTCTATTGAAAAACCTTTTTCAATCATTTCTTTTTTCTGCCACTGAAAAGCTCTACCAGCTTGATTTAACCTTGACAGCTTAGAAGATATTGGCGGTGACAATCTAGCTAAATCAAAACTTATTTTTTCATATTTAGGATTATCTTTCTGTGATTCTTTTATCACCCTCATTATAATATTTTTACCAACAGAAAAGTAGGCACCAGTTAAACCAGTACCTCTCAACAATGAGTCAGCCATGTTGTTTGCGGTGTTTAAATATTTTTCATTTTTATCTTCTTCGTCATCTTCATCACCAAACGCAATAGCAAACAAAGCTTGCTGTAAAGCATTAAATATTAAGTTTTGTACAAAACCATAGTAAATAATCTTAGATATATTAGTCTTTACATCTCCTCTTTTATTTTTAAGATCAGAAGCAGCTTTTTTAATTAATCTCGCATACTGCATAGGTGTATTTGCAAAAGCTAATATAATTCTACCTAGTGGACCTGCTTGTTCTTGAGATATACGATCTGGTCTACTAGACTGTTGTGACTCTTCAGCTATTTCTCTAAAATCATTAAAAGATTTTTCTTGAGCTTGTTGATCAGATAATCCTTGTTTTTTATAACTATTTATTCTATTTCTGTAAAATGTAGATCCACCCGAAGCAATAGCGAAGCTATCAGCTATTTGTGTAGGTAAAAATCCTATTTCTAACATTTTAGCAACAACACCTCTTGCTCCACCTTCACTAGCCATGTTAGCAATATCAGCTTCGTTTACATTTATTCTTAAACCTCTACGTCTATCAACTAAAAACTCAGAGTTCATTAAAAACATAAAATCTTTCCAATATTGTTTTTGATTAGCATACGCTTTACCAGCTTTAAATATATTGTTATCTGAAAAGTTTACAAAGTTAACAGCAGATATAGTCTGTAGTAATGCCGATCTAGTGTTGAAGAACATAATAGTACCAATACTATTAGTTAACCAGTCTACAAGCTTACCAGTTTTACTATCACCTGAAAAACCTCTGTTTCTACCAGTTTTCATACGTTGCAATATGTTTTCTAAAGCTGTTCTATAAGCCTTACCGTTTGCAGCTTCTAGTTTGTTTAGATTTTTTTCAGAAAATATAATGTCAACATTTTGCTGCCATTGCTCTAAATGTTTAACTCTTTTAGTGGTACCCAAACCTCTAAGCATATCCGTGGTTATTGTTCCTCCTAACCAACTAGATGTAGGTTCAGTATATCCTTCAGCTTTATTTATATTTATTAGTTGATCACCAAAAACTTTTAAATCAACATTTTTTTCAATGTAATCAGTTAATTCTTTTAAATCAGTTTTACTTAAACCAGGTACTGTCATACCTTGCTTATTCCATATATAAACCCTTACAGCTTGTTCGTTTGTAAATTCTTCACCAGATATTTTTTTGCGTAAATTTTTTGGAACAACGCCTAATTGTTTTTTAAGCGTTTTATAGTCATCCATTAAAGCTATACGTTCTCTTGATATTGCTGACATAGCACTAGCATATGGATCAAGTAAGTTTTTCTTATACCAAGCCATTTGGCTATCACCTAACTTACCTTTGCTAAGTGTATTATATAATAATCCTACAAAATCCTCAGCTGACGGCGCTATAAAGAAATTAAACTTACCTTTATTAGCACCAACTACTTCAGCTTTAGCTTTACCATATTCTTTTTCTGCAGCAATGCCTGTTTTAGCTTCTATTATATCGTTAAAATCTCTATCAAGCTTTTTAACTCTATCACTATAAGCTAATCTAGTTTTTGATTTAACATCAACAACTTCTAATGCTTCTTGTACTGCTTTAACATTTTTATATACATCATCAGTAAAATAAAAATCATTATAGCCTTCACCAGCTTTACCTA